TCGTTTTGACACTTAAGTGTTTCTATTCATAGAATCAACTAGAGCTTGACCAGTAAGAGCAGTGCCAAACATATGTTTAGTTCCGTCTTGTTGAGTTCTCTCAATTGTGCCGTTGTTGTATTCAACATCGGTAACACACTTGCCTTCTGAAGTATCTTGTGGTCTGTCATCGTACCACATAGAGTTTATTGAATGTGCATGTATGCCCTTAACTTTACTCGACCATTCTTCTGCGGCCAATAATTGTCTTTGAAATTCTACTATATTATTGTGTTCTGTCATCTTTACTTTCCCGCCATATTTTATCGGCATGTCTTTGTAGACTTCTTTCTAAGTGGTAATCAAACCATCTTGCTAACCATTGTCTTAATTTACCCATTATGCTTCCTCGTTTGGATTCCACATAACTAAGTTTTTAGTTCTGAGTCTGTTAGCGACAATACGATATCTGTTTCTTTCTTCTGTCCATTCTTTTAACCATTTATGTCCATCTCTCTCTGCATCAACAAAGATTGCATTGGTAAATGCTAATGGTAATAGTATTGCAATATGTATGATGATACTAATTAGAGTATTGTAATTAAAGAACCCTAAGTAGTTTGCAGCCAGAAACCCAAAGAATACACTCCATACAGTAAACAAAACTAACATAAAGTAAGTCTGTAAACTTGGGTCGGGTATATATTTTAATGGATTATATTTCACATCCATTACTCTTCTCCAAGCATTCACAAGTGCAAATGCAAATCGTCTGAATCTAGTTGGTTTTTTCATTATTGGTTCTACTTTCATTTCAGTCTCCTATTCTATGTGATTTCTCACAAACTCTTTTATTACATGCATACCATATGTTGCCCATGTAATTACTATTAAACTCCATACTAATAATTCAATCACTTAAACTTGCACTCGGACATAATCTCGGTGAGACATGCGGTGAAGTTAATTTCTGAATCCATAGCGAATGCAGCCTTGTATTGATAATCAGCGATGAACAAAACAGCTGCAGGTATAGAACTTGGTTCTAATCTTTGTTCGAGTGCATCAAATATCTTACGATATAAACCATTGAAATCATTATCAGAATTTTGAGCGACCCATTTTCTCATGGCGCCCCAGTTTTTACCTGCAATCATATCAATCAATGGTGTCAGTTTTTCTTCTGATAATGTCGCTAATAGACCACTATCGATTACACCACTTGCACCATATCGTTGAACTTCGTTGATACATCGTCTGAAATCTGGAAAGAACTTTAGTATAAGTTCTACTAATACCTTCTCATCATACTTAATACCCTCATTGTCACATATAGATTTTAGTCTATCTAGACCACCCATTGCGAGTGCTTGTTTTTCGTTCTTGGGTATTGAGAAATCAATTACAGTACATCTACTATGTAGAGGTGCAATGATTCTATTCTTGTAGTTACATGTAAAGATAAACCTACAGTTACTTGAGAACTCTTCTATGAAGTTTCTCAATGCAGGTTGTACTGAGTCAGCAGATATATAATCTGCCTCATCAAGTATGACCACTTTCGGGCCACCTTGAAGAGATACAGTAGATGCGAAGTTTTTAATCTTTGTTCGCAAAGTGTCGATAAGACGGCCCTCGTCACTGCCATTAATGACAATGAAATCAGCTCCTAACTCATTACAGAGTGCCTTAGCGACCGTTGTTTTGCCTGTACCTTGTGAACCACAAAGCATTAGATTTGGTATCTCGTTATTAGAAACAAACTCTCGGAATGTTTTCTTAACGCCTTTGGGTAGTATAGTATCGGCAATGATAGTAGGACGATACTTTTCTACATATAAAAATTCATTTGTATTCATAATTAAGAAGAACAAACCCCTCCGAATGTTCGTGTATTAGACCATTGATGATGAGATTCTAATACTCCCATGAAAGTAGCGGAGACTGGCGCTGTTTCACACATAAGTATTTATGCTAAGCGCTGTAAGAACTATCTGGTTCTAAAGCAATAAAGTATTCTAAAGCCAAATCTTTATTATTGAAATGAGATATGCCTTTTGAGGATACTGCAACTGAGTAGTTGCCATCTAAAACTTTCAAGTTCTCAATCTTGAAATTCATGGTGAATGTGTCACCATTGCCTTCGCCAACAGTTCTACTGAATGTGTTCGAAGTTGTATTCTTCTTATCAGTTACTTGCATCTGAATTTTAGTCCCATCAGATGTAAGTATCAAATCATTAACACCCAATACTGAAGCTGCCTTTTGCAATTCAGTTAGAAGTGTAGAAGATAATTCTATATTAATCTCTGCATCTGGCATAGTAATCATCTTCTCTGGTGAAGTGACCATACCCTCTGAGGCATAGAAGTAAGTTAGAGATGTATCAGCATCAGCAATACTCAATGACGAATCATTGAAATTGAATTCTGGATTCTCTAATAGACTAGTTGCACCTAGAAATTCTACAAGATTGTAGATACTAAATGACTTGTCGAATGTTTCTGGTATCGTAGCGACAGCCAGAATATTCTTCATGTTAGATATCGTCTTAAGTTGATTACCCGAATCAACTTTGATACCTGAATTAATTGTAGCGAAGTTTTTTAGTATCGCCTTTGTTTCACTTGAAATTTTCATTTCTTAGTCTCCATTTTTATCGTGATTATTTAAAGCAAGAAACCCATAATGAATTACTTTCAAAAGGTCGGCACGATTTTTCCCACCCTTTTTGCCATATCGTTGGGCATACTTTAAAATATTCCCAATACAAAAACCTTCACCGTGTCCTGCATCCATAATGAATTCAGTTGCCTGATACTTGTTCAGACTGTAGTGTTGGTCATAAGTTGAATCTACATATTGAGAGAACTCTTTTAGAAGTTCTCCCTCATTGTATTTGTAGTCAATGCCTCGTTGGACTTTGTTGTTTGACTTAGTAAATAAACCCATATTAGTATTATACTCTTAAGAGTCTGTTTCGTCAACAGGGTTTTCTAAATGCACACCATCATCGACTTTGGTGTAAAGGTCAAGAACAGCATTTCTAGTTTCTTCGTCAAATCTAGATATGCACATTGTAATCGCCTTTAGTTTGTCACCAAACATCTTGTAAGCACTAACAATGTGAACTAACCTTCTGGTCGTAATCACATCATCAATGGCGCCTTCGTAATAAGTCTTTCTGATTATGTCAGCCCAATCAACTAGTTTCTTAACGAAGTCATCGTCAACATCGCCAGTCAAAGCCATTTCTTGTTTTAGAATATTTCTCTCAGTAGTTACTGGTGGATATTCTTGTTGCATTGTGATAGCGAATCTTTCAAGCATCGCCTCATTCATAATTTGAGTACCAATGAACTTGCCATCTTCAGACCCTTGGCCCTTAGTGTTGGCAGTTGCGACAACAGTGAAACCAGGAGTCGGTGTAACCCACTCACCAGTTTTCTTGATTAAGTAACCTTTGCCCTCAAGAACTGATTGTAAACACATCATTTTGTTAGACCCTAAGTCAACTTCGTCAAGAAGTAAGACAGCGCCTTTTCTCATTGCCTTGATAACTGGACCTTCTCTGAAGATGATGTTACCATTCTGCAAAGTGTGACCACCCATTAGGTCGTCTTCGTCTGTCTCAATAGTGATATTGACTCTGAAGAGTTCTCTCTTCAACTGAGCACAAGTTTGTTCAATCATTAATGTTTTACCATTACCTGAAAGACCTGTCACAAAGAAAGGAAAGAATATCTTAGATTTAAGAATGTTCTTAACATCTTTAGCATGACCAAAAGGCACATAGTTTGGCATCTTCTCAGGAATGATTTTGACATCACTCATGATATTCACACTCTCAGATTGAGCGGCAACAGGCATCTGTTGAACCCTCTTGGTCTGAGGAACTGCAAGAGGTTCTGGTTTATTAGAAACTGCAATAGTCGTGCCGTTATTATCGACAGCAAGAATAGGTTGAAGATTAAAGACTGAACCATCTTTAAAGTTATACCTGTTTGACTTCAGCCAATATGGAAAATGTCCTAACGAATTGAATTGCTCTTTCGTGAATTGCAATTGATTCGGATATTTTTCCTTTAATGCCTGAATAAATTCTTTCCTGTCAGGTGTCAGGTGGAAATTTGCATTCCCTATATTAATCGACTCTGTTGGGTCGTATGTCCACTTACTCATAATTTGTCTCCGTTAAAGTAGTTTTATTTCTCATCAGTTATTATCCTATCAAAAAGTGAGGGTCATTGTCAACCCTATTCAATTTCTTTTAGTAATCTTTCCATGTCAATTGCAATAGAAGTCTTCTGACCTTTTCTCATTGTGGTGTATGAATCATTGTTGACCCAAAACCTAAATGCCTTACATTCAACCTCTTCTTCGCCACAAGCCCTTTGCCTAGGGCAATCAAACTCTACACAAGGTCCTTTACCGACCTGTTGTATGGCGTCTTGAAATTTATCAATATTAATAGTACCTATCATTTCCATTATGCAATCTCCTTTATAAATTCGTTAGTTAGAAATCTTGATGTTGACTTGCCTTTCTGATTTCTTTTGAAAGCGGCAGTCACTCTGTTTTTGTTTGCACCAATGAACTCTTCGCCAAGTTCGTCATCGCCTGTCGTAGCAAGATTAGATGCAGTGGTCAAGAACAATTTGTTGTAACCCTTGGTGTCAACTACTACACCTGATTTTCTCATATCTTTCCACAACCCATCAACTTCTGCCCAAAAGTTTGGTATGATGTATTCACCCATTGACTGGAAGTCTCTCTTCTTGGTGAAAACAAAGTATCCTGTCACGGTGACATTGCAAGTATCTGATAACCACTCTAATATGTTCTGAGTTTTCTCGAAGTCGTTTCTGCCATAACCAGAATTAGTTGTGTAAAGAAAGTTCTTGTTGATGTATGGGTCGATGAAACTTCTCTCTCTCTTGGCAGAATACCAGTAGTCATCGCCTGCCTGAGCCTTGTAGTCAGTAGACTCTGCTTCTGATTCGTCAAAGAAGTCACTTCTGAAACTGAACCCATCGGTGATGATTGTTAGAATTGATTTCTCAATACCATACTGTCTGTTGAACTCTGGTAAGAATTTTCTCATAGCAACTAAACAATGGTCAAGAGGTGTACCACCCAATCTGTAATTCTCAGGACAACAATGTCTTGAGAATCTTGAATCTCTCCAGTATGAAGTTGCAGGATCCCATTGTTGAATTGAACTGAATATCGCATTGTATTCTTCAGCAAGTTTCTCGGCCTTTGTTGAACCACCCCATGAGTGCTGAAGCTCATCATGCATTTTGCCAACTAGTATACAAGATAAGTAATCTAGAATCTCTGAGTATTTTCTGTTAGACATTTCGTTAGTCATAATCTCGACAAGTTTTGCAGTGCCACTTGAGTAGTCATATCTGTCTTGTCTTTGAATAGAATCTGAGAAGAGATACACTCTGTAAGGAATGTTTACTTTTCTACAGAACTCTGAAAGTATAATTGATTGTTCTAACATGTCGGCACACTCATTATGAATAGAACCAGACCAGTCAAGTAAAACATTGACACCATGATTCTTGCCATCTGGAATGTATGTGACTCTTTTGAAAATGTCATCAACAATCTGATACTTAGCAAGTCTATTCATATCAAGGTCACCACTAGTGCCTGTATATGCCTTAGCACTTCTATGTGCATTTTGTCTTAACTCAAACTCTTTTGCCATGTGGGCAACAATCTTTTTGTTTTTGTTTTGAAGATGTTTTCTGTAATGTTTGCCAAGAATAATAGTGTGACTTCTTTCAGTAAGTGCCTCATCTTTATGTTCTTGATTGTAGTAGTCATCTTCTGCAATTTGTCTGTCCCAATCAGCAGCGACTAACCATTCTTGCCAATCAGTGGCAACTTGTTTGTGAGTGTAAATCATAGAGTCTATATCAGCATTCTTGAATTTAGTTCTCAAGTCAACATTAGTTTTTATGTTTGCATTTTCGTCAACAAAGTCATCTTCGTTGTTATGTGCAAAGTGTTCGGTGATTGACTCTCTAGCACCATCTAATTCGTCATAGGCGCCTTCGAACTTGCCACCCTTAGAACCAACTTCTTTAATCTGGTTATCAGTCTCTTCGCCTTTCTCGTCTACTTCAGAGTCAGCCTTTGATACTTCGTCTTCTTCTTCAGACTCTTCTTCTGATTCGTCATAGTTACCAGGCATCTGATTTGATTCTGCATCTTCGTCTTCTTCTTCAGACTCTTCAATATCAGGCATTTGCATAGTAGAAATTTGTTCGTCTTCTTTAGTTCTGTCTTCGTTTTCTTTAGAGTACTCATAGATTGAATTAGCACAAGCGACAACTTCTTCCCAAGTCTTACATGCCTCTGCCATATCTAAGAATGTTTGTTCTTCAGAATTAAGTTTGATGTTGACTCTAGAACCACACTTAGTAATCAAATTGATTTTGTCAATCAATGCAAGTTCTTGTAAGTCTCTACCCTCGATGCCGAAGAAGTTCTTTTCCATAAGTTCATTGTATGCCTTAAAGAAAGAAGTTCTCAACCCTTGATACTTCTGTTTGATTGCCTTCTCGATTCTTACATCTTCGACAACATTAAGATAACCCTTAAGAGTTCTATTCTCAACTAATGTAGAATGAAGTCCCTCGTAAGGAGTATTCAGTGCATGGCCAACTTCATGCCCCATGAACAAGTCATATAGTTCTGGAGAAATGTCATCTTTGAAAGTAGGACAAGCGAGTATCCTATTCTTAACATCAAAGTATGCAGTTGGTATTTTTTTATGTACAATCGTAAGATTTTCTGTTGCCATTAATCTTGCGAGTGAGTCTTTTTGGTTTTTAAGTTTTTCTGTCATGTTTATATCCTATCAAAAAGTGAAGGTCATTGTCAACCTTTAGGCCCCAAGTCCAAATCTTTCCCAAAACTCATCAGTTTCTTTTTCTCTAATTTCTGAAGAAACTCTTACTTGTTTCGGACTAATAAGACTTGCTTCACAAAAATCTAATAACATATCACCAAAAGGAATTTGGTCATTGGACTTCCAACGAACTACGCCCTCTACGATTATAAAATCATTTTTGTATTTTTCGACTGCATCTCTAGTCGTACTGAATGTACCTGTGATTCCCCACCTAGAATAGTGTCTTCCTGCAACCTCTACTCGGTCATTAAATTTTGGCATTATATTATCTCCTTTTTCATTATAGGATAATGGTAACAAAAAGTGAGGGTCGCTGTCAACCCCTAGATAAATTAAGGTTGTTGTCGGATGTTGTCTTCGTTGAGATTTAAGTCTCTTACTGGATATATGGGCATGACTCTGGACGAATCAGTTGTGAACCATAATGAGATTGTGTGTCGTGAGTTTCTTCTCACTTTTTCTACACCATGAGGTATGTAGATTCCTTGAAATAGTAGACCTGAACCCATCTCTGGTTCATATGTCTCTCCATCTGGCACATAAGTTCTGCCACCTCTGAAGTCATCGTTTAGATATAGAATACAAGTCCACTCTCTGGAAGGATGAGTTTCTTGGGTACCGGCTTCGAATTGTTGATTAGAATAGGTGTCTAGGTGTGGGTCTTGAATACCACCAATTGGCCATTCATTGATTGCCACCATTTCTGGAAATACTATCTGGTCAGATGTTTTTCTTATTTCACCAATTAAATCCACCATGACTTCAAAGACCCATTGTCTAATGTCAGGATTGTGAATGTGCATAAGTCTGATACCAAAGTAATCAGACCCATCTCCTACAGCTTGTAAGTGTCTATGACTCTTGTGAAACTCTATTATCTGTTGACACCTCTCCGGCATCATTAGATATTTCAGCATCCTTGGAGGACTGCAATTCTTGGAAGTATTTTGCAAGTGCGATTCTTCTTTCATATTCTAGTCTTTTCTTTTTTTCTTTTACTCGAGCCTTTTGAGCTCTCTCAAGTTTTAATCTTGATGCCCTTTGTAAAAATAAGATTCCATTCAAGTGGTCAATTTCATGTTGAACACATCTTGCACCAATGCCTTCTAGCACTGCACTCTTCTCTTCACCGGTTTCATCTTGATATGTGAATTCTATCGTTTTAGACCTTTTAATCATTAAGAATAGGTCTGGGAACGATAAACACCCCTCTTTCATTAAGTCTGTATCTTGTGACACTCGTGTCAACTTAGGATTATAGTATGCGATGACTTTTGATTCTTTATCGCCCTCATGCATTGTTCTCATGACAAACATTCTGTAAGGTAATCCAACTTGATTACATGAGAGTCCTAAACCCCCAAATTTGTCCATTGCCTCTGCCATGTTCTTGGCAATTTCAATTGGGTCTTCTGGTGGATTTTCAAAGTCAAACTCCGGAGGTGGAGTTCTTAATACATTTGATGCTTCTTCTATTAATTGATACATAGTTTTATTTATGAAATTGCGATACGGCTGAAATTCTTGTGTTTCTCAAATCGAACCACTTCTTCAAACTTATCATATAGTTGGTCTCCTTTATGGGAGATAATAAATGCATTTGTCTTCTCATTCAGTGAGTTCAGTAACTTCAAGAAGTCATCTGTACCTTGTGAATCTAAAGAGGAGTCAAATACCTCGTCAAGTATAAGTATGTTTGTATTGACTGAGTTCTTGATTCTTGCGACTGCTCTCCATGTGAACAACAATGCAAGGTCAATTCTCATCTTTTCTCCTTGTGAGAAATTATCATACTTAAATACATCTCTAAATCTGGATTTGATTGTCTCTTCGAATGATTCATTCAATTCAAACCCAACATAGAATTCTAAATTTGCAAGATACTTGTTAATCATCTTGTTCATTACAGGAACATATTGTTTAATTATTCTTTGTCTTACACCTTGGTCTCTGAGTAAAGTTGTTGCAAGGTCAAAGTAATGTTGTCTATCTGTAAGACTTTCTTTCTTAGAATGTAATTTATCTAGGTCATCTTCAGCACTACTGAGTTTATCATTTACACCAGTCTCAGAATTAACTTCACTCTTTAAGTCACTGATTTCCTGATTCAATTTCTCTATGTACTTTTGATTAGATAAAATCTCTGTTTGATGTAAACCTATTTGTCTTTGGACTTCTTCGATGTCTCCGAGGACATCGTTGATTTCTGCCATTCTATTTCTTGATGCATCGATTGTTTCGTTAATCGAAAGCACCGCCGCCTTGAGCTCGCTGACCTTATCTGATTTATCTTTAATGTGTTTCTTCTTATGCTGTTCATCTAATCCCTGTTTGCAAGTTGGACAATCATCATTGTTTTTGTAGAATTCTATTTCTTTAAGTGCCTTTCTTTGTGACTCTTCTAGTTTACTTTCTAAGTCTAAGGCCCGCTTTAATCTGTCACCTTGTGGGTCTCTGTCTGAGATAGAATGTCTCTTCTCTTTCACCACCTCAGTATTTAGTTTAATGACACCCATTACGGAGTCTATGTTACTCTGAGTTTCTCTTATTGTATTTTCATACTTCTCTACTTTCTTATCACGAGACTTTGAAAGTAGATTTACTTGTTCATTGAGACCACTTATTCTTTCTTCTAATAGTTCAATGTTGTGTTTGGTTTCTCTGACATCTATATTGTGTTGTGTAACTCTCTTCTTAAGAATGTCTTGCATGGTTGAGAATATAGATATGTCGAGTAGGTCTTCTACTAGTCTTCTTCTCTCTACTGACTTTAACTGCATGAAAGGAGTAAAGTTAGCCGAACCCAATACTGCAACTTGAGTGAATGAACGAAAGGACATCTTTAGAATGTTCTTCTCTAAGTGTTCTTGATAATCTCTGACTGTTGCATCTTGATTGAGCATTGTACCATTGACATATAACTCAAACTTATTTGGTTTTGCACCACGAATAACTTTGTATGATTTTCTACCAACTGTAAATTCTATCTCAACTACTAGGTCTTTCTGATTGATAGAGTTTACCAATAAGTCTTTTTTAAGATTACGAAAACCTTTGCCATACAACACGAAACACAATGCATCTAATAGTGTAGACTTACCTGCACCATTATCTCCAACAATTAATGTTGTCTGCGACCTGTCTAGGTCGAAACTAGTAAATGTGTTACCAGACGATAACAAGTTCTTGTATCGTATTTTGCTAAAATTAATCATAGATAATTATGTTCTTCAAGTGCTTCATTATACAACGAAGTCATCATTTCCAGAAGGGGTTTTTTCTGACCTTGTATTTCTAGACCGTCAACATACTTTTCTAGTATGGTAAGAGTATCTTCTACTCCTTCTATATCATTGTCGTCCATCAAGTCCATATGTTTATGGTCATCAACTACGACAACATGCAAAGGATTGGCTGCATGAAGTTTGTCGACCATTGAGTCGAACCAATATGGATTGTCTTTGTTTACTACTATTACTTTACAGAATTTACCCTTGTACTTAGAATAGTCTTTGTTATTGATTGTTTCAAATGTCTCTTTACTGTCATCGTAAAAGACTTTCTCGAACATCGTTAATGGATTATGTACTGGTAACATCTCTCTTGTATCTGTATCAAAGATATGAAAGTATTTGTTATCACCATAGTCTGACCATGTGAACTCCATTTGAGAACCAAGATACTTAATGTTCTTTACTTCCGACTTTTGATGAAAATGACCACTATAAACTTTATCGAATCGTTTTAGATATGTGTGGTCTAGACCATGTTGACATGTCATTCCAGGCATCATCAATGCACCTTCTATCTCGAAGTGACCCATACATGTATCTGCATTTGCACTCAATAGAAAATCTATACTGTCGGCATAGTTCTCGTTATTAATCCAAGGTACAAGTGCAAGATTAACTCCATCGTATTCTTTTACAATAGGATGATGTATCACATTGATATTATCACTTTCAAATAGTAGTAAGTCTGGTGCATTTACAGTATTTGTATTCTTGTAATATACATCATGATTACCCAATATCAAATCCATAGAGATGTTTCTCTCTAACATGGGTTTAATAAAGTGTTCTCTATTTGCTTCAAGTGTTACAAAGTTGACAAACTTTCGTCTATCGAAGTAATCACCCAAGTGTAAGATTTGTGTTATGTTGTGTTCGTCTAGGTATGGAAAGAATATCTCTTTGTAGAATCTTCCTTGATATTTGGACATTTCCAACATATCACCACGAACACCAGCATGTGTATCGTTAAGTATCGCTATTTTCATTCAGTAAATTTATCTAAACCTTTTTCTTTTTTGACTTTTTCTCGTTTTGATTTGCGTGGTTCATAAGCAACATGATTCATGTTATCTTGCATCCACTCTACATTGGTGTTGACCATACCTGTGGTATCGCCATCAATGGAATCCAGTGTTTCTTGTGTTATGTCTGATATGACTTGTTGTTTGATATAGACTTGTTTCTTTTCTTTCTGTATTCTTCTTAAGAAAGCATAGTAACAAATCTGAGTAATATATGCGAATGCATTATTAGATTTTTCTACATTAAAGTTTTTGATATATTGAATGCAATTTTCTATGCCATCACATATCATTTCGTCTCTGTAAGTGTAGTTTATGAAATTTGGTCTTGTAGATAGTCGAGTAGCAATCTTATAGATGCACTCTCCTATGTAATTAGACATTTGTGGAGGTGTTTTACCTTCTGCCTGGGCGAGCTTTACTTTCTCGTTAAACTCGGCGACTGCGGCTGTGAACTCTTTGTTATTAACATAGTGTTCTTGTTGTTTTGCGTTTTTTGCCATGATGTACTTATTATACTAGATTAGTTGTTGTAGGGATAGTGGTTTTTTAGGTTAATTAAATTAAAATTAATTTAAAAACCCCCTTGTGAGGATACAAATAGCATGATAAACTAATTATGTCGCCAGGGTCAGGATCCATATAAGGAGTAATCCATTACCTACTACAAACATAATTCCTAATAATATCGCAATTATTAGTATATTAAGTATACTTATCTCAAAGTCTTCGGATTTGCCTAACCCAAACATGAGTTTAAGCGTTTTTCTAAAATACGAGACTATTGACATAAAACATAAAGAGCATCATAAAAAATACTGTAACTTGAATCAATGCAGGAACTAGAACGAACAATTTCATTACATCGAATTCGCCTTTCATGAAGTAATCAGTGTTCATCCACTCATCAACTTCTTCAGGAGTTGCATCTTCTACTATATTTAGTGAGTTAAAATTGAGGTCTTCTTGTCTGTATTCGCAATATATAACATCTTTCGGTCTTTTCCATGAATCTAGTTTCACTTTGGTAGTAGTCCTATTATTGAAATACAGAACACGAACAGAAGTGTTGCCACCTCTGCTGTGTTTTGTAAGTTAGTTTTAGTCTTGTTAGACACTATACAATGCCTTTCGACATAAACATAATGAAAAACGGTAGTAAAACAGGAAGAGTCAATAGTGTCGTAAACTCAATTGCTTCTATGATGCTAGGTAGCACTTCTTTCAGGTCTTCGAATCGTCCCACCATGCTCTTCTGAATCAATCTGATTGCAGCTGACATGGTATCTCCAGTTTAAATATATAAATTATAATGATAAATGTATATAACTCAAAGTTATACGCACTTATTTAGTCATTTCAAAAGCCTAATGTAATTTCTTTTTGTCGATTATATAATCTTCATCGAAATCATCTTCGAATTCTAAATCTTCTAAGGCTCTGTCTAGTGTTGCATCATCTATGTGTTGGTATTTACTCATCATTTCATTTAGAGCACCTCTCATTCTATCTGCAATCTTTTCGTCTTGTTTAGTCATTAGAGGTATACTTTGGTTCTCAATCATCTCGAACCATTTGCTTGATGCATTATCATAAAATTCTATAAACTGGGGGTTCAT